TCCGACATCAATGTGCTCGCGACAACGCCTTGCTTGACCCCTTTGAACCACACCTCTTGCTTGTACAGACTGCTTATCAGCCTCTCAGTATATTTCTGATCATAATCACATGCCATTGCAACCTCCTCAACAACAATGCGCATCGCATCTAATGTGTGTTGCGAATTGAAGTCGGAGTAGTCTAGCATTACGTACACTGAACCCGCACCATCTCTCGCCCTTATCCTCTCGTGCAACCCATCGTGGCCATCCGCGCCTGGGTCTAGAAGCACATTTTTTCCACGCCAAACACCTTCCACCCCCTCTAAGAAGTGTTGCCAGCACACGTACGATATTGTGTCACAAGCATAGAGCATTCGCGTCTTTCCTGCCTCTAATTTTTTGCTAACCGATACGAACACTCTGCCATCCCACCAATCCATCGGATTGTTAGTCATCTGCTCGAGTGCTGCACGCCTGTGCCATGCTGGTAACAATTTCGAGTCGATCCGAAACTTGTCTTCCTTGCCCTCGAGTTCGAGCGCGTGTTGCCTCACTAGCGAATGGCTTCCATTAACGCACCACCCCCACCTACTCGACCAGAACTCTGCCACTGGCCTGAATGTGGGCGTGTCTGCCAGCTCGTCCTTGACTATTTCTCGTATGGCTTCCCTCAACGGGCCCAGAGGACATTTGAACTGAGAGTCATGCTCATGTTCGAATCTGCGCTTCATGTCATCAAACGCGTCAACGTCTTTGGCTGCTCTCCCGATCATCACGTCCGCCTCACACACACAAGCACCTTCTATTGTTGAATTTGCACCTAAACTTTTACACACCAATGAGACTCCCTTGGCATTACCTGGGTCTATAACCGAAAGTATAGCCCATTTGACTGCCTCGAGTTTGTAATGGGGGAATATCGCCACAGCATATATCAGTGCTGCAGTCGCCTGATCATTAGAAAAAGCCCTAGTGTGCCCAGCATGCCTCGCCCATTCCTCCGCCACCACTCTTTTGCTACGCTTGACTTCACTCCACACCTCTGAAAAATATAAATTCGTTTTGTTCTCTGCATACTCTATTTTCTTAAGGGGATAAGGGTCTCTTATGGTTTCAAGGCACATTTTTTTCCATCTTGATTCCTTAATACTTAATATTGACTGACTTACCAATTTGCGGACTAACAAACTTGCGTTTATCGTTTGTACTGGGAATTCAGAAACCAGCATAGACAACGCACCACAGTAAATTGAATCACGCACTGATGCATTGTAAATGTGCTCTGCCACCTTGGCACCATGCCCCTTATCAACTAGTGAAAATAATAACTTCAACTCCCGAACCTTAACAACATTAAAGTCAGGATTCGCGAGAATGACACACCCAGTCATTCCTGTTACTGATCTTGTGCTGTGGATCATGCCACCCTCAGAATTGTATTCATTTTTTGGTGCTCCCACTCCGCTATTCGTCCCACTCTTTTTATCCGCTACACTACAATATACCTCCGTTCCCGGACCTATTTTTTCCTCTAAACTATTAACGTCTAACCTAACAAACTCTTCAAATTCTTTCAAAAAACTGTTTACATTCATGAAACCACACTCACGCCACACTGTTTCTACAATCGACCCACTCACACACTTCCCTAAATCCTCTTCCAACCGCACTAACGACAATACCATTATACATCTGCTACGGACGCTGAAGCACTGCCAGCACCGCCATCACCATCTTCCACCTGTTCAGTAGTATCCACCACTGTGTTTGGTGTGTCCGTGCTCCCAGGTGCGAGCACGCTTGTCAACCCTCTGCCTGACATTCCAGTTCTACTCAACAGCCCGCCTGCCGACACTCGTGCTGCCGGTCTGAACCTACCAGTCCCGACAGTCTGATTGAACTCAACCTCAAGGATCGAATCCTCACCCACGGTTGCAGGAGTACCCGTCTCTTGTATGTCCAACTGAGCTAAGTTAGTGAAATGCTCGTGCTGCAAGAACCCTCGTGCGCCTGTGTAGCTCACCTCCGTAAACGCACTCATCATTTCTGCCACTTCTTTGGTTGCACTGACCGCCTCAGTCAACGCTCGAGCCGCACGACTGCGATTATTACAGAGAGTGGGACAGGCCTTCGTGCTGCTCAGGTTGCTCGCATTGCACCCCGGTTGGTGGTAGATGACCTCACAATGCCCTGATGCAACTTCTGCAGCTGTAAACGCGTTGACTTGTTCAAAATCACCTGAAAAAGTCTGCACCATGAACCGCATAGCTGCGCCCCTATTGGAGAATTCACCAGGATGTAGCGCATCTGTGTGACCTCTGCCCCACAGGAATTCATTCAACCCAGCCCTTCGATCCAATGCGTCCTTGAACGCAACACTTTCATCCACATCCCCACCCAACCCAGTTGC